TTCAAGTGCTCTTTCTTGAGAGTCGAAAAACTGATCACTAAGAAAATTAGTTACCATAGCTCCAGGGGCAAGGGGATTTTGTCCATAATCTGATAAAAAGTTAAAGAATTGTGCCTCATATCCATCAGGATCAACAATACCTTGCCCGTAGTTTTTTTCTAAATTATCTTGATAATTATTACTATCAGAGTCTTTACTAAAACTTATAGCAGGGATATCTTGTGTAGCTGTAGTAGGTACTTGAAAAGATCCTGTTGAGTCTATTGTTGGCACATCAAAATAACTATCTGTTTCTTGTTCTTGAAATTCTGGAGCTTCTTGAGCTTCTTGGTTTAAAAAACTATTAGCCGTATCAATTGGAACAAATCCAAAATTACCTAATGAAGATACTTCACTTTGATCTCTTCCTGTCCCACTCCATCCAACAGGCTGACCTTGAGTTACATCAGAAGAAACATAAGCAGGTCCACCCACTGTAGATGATCGTTGCACTGAGGCGTTTTCTACTTCCCCTGCCTTACCAGTAGACGGAGAGTGTGCTCGGGTACCACCTAGATATCTACTACCGTATAACGGAGAGTAAATAAAATTGGGTTGAAAATTAGGCATGACCTACTCCTTATTTGATTCCAAATAGTTGCTCTAGTATAGATTTACCTTGGTTGTTACCACCATACATAGTATCTGGTGTAATGCCACGAGCACGTAGCCCATCTACAAACTTAGCACGATCTTCTGGATTTAACTTACTAGCTTGTTCTACTGCTTGTCTTCGGATAGTTGCTTTAGTTAAAGGATTTAGTTTACTCATATCTTCACTATTATAAGCATTTAAAAACTCTAATCCTATCTTTTCACCATTAGCCGCATACGTTGCTTTTGCTAACGGGCCAACCTTGCCACCTTTACTAAACAATCCTAGCATCTTAGCTCCGAGTAACCCCATGCCCACATATGGCATAGCTGTTCCTAAAGCTCCCATAGCTCCGGTAGCTCCTGCTGTAGTACTAGCCCCTGCAGTTGCCGCTTTAGCCCCTTCTGTCAACGCTCCTAGCTTCTCACCTGCAAAAGTAATACCTTTTTCTAATCCTCTATCCAAACCTTTAGATAAAGCCATTTGTGTAAGCATTTCACCTGCAGATTGTTTTGATTGAATAGGTGCAACTTGGTGTGGTCGTACATTTAATTGTGTTGGATTACCAAACTGTGCTATTTTCTTTTTATCTTGTTTAACAAACATTACTTACCACCGCCTGTTGATTTTGTTTCTGTACCTGCGGCTCCAAGTAAATTAGCAGACTTAGCTAATTGATCGTAAGGAGCATCAAGCATACGTTGCTTTTGTTCTTGACGAGTTGTACCAACATCTTGTAAAGATTGAGCACCACCTTCTGCTTTTTGTTGACGAGCAGTTTGAAAATCGTAAGCTTTATCGGCTAACACAGATTGCGTAGCTTTGTCTGCACGAGCAGATCCTAAAAACCCTTGCATTTGAGCATCTTGAGCACCACGTACATTTTGTAACATACGGTTAACTGCGGCCCTGTCATCATAAATACCAGTGCCTGTCATTGCTTGACGGGCGAGTCCCGCTTGTCCTGTTTGTCCTTCAACTTGTTCTGGAGAAAACCCTGCTAAAACATTTTCTAATGCTCCTTGCTTTAAATTTCCTGACTTATCGAACAAATTACTTAATCTTGTTTCTTGTATCCCTAAGACTTTTCTTACAAAGGGTTTAAACTCTTCAGGCACAGTAGCTGTACTAGAGCTACTACCACCTCCTCCACCAAAGGACATAAAATTCTCCTATTGAATTCTTCCATGTACTCCGTATAAAGGAGTAGCATTATATTTCTTTTGTAAAAACTTCACATAATCTTCTGCGTTTGCATTAGAGCGAATACTATCTGCTCTCCAACGTGTCCCTTTATGTTTCTTTAAATGTTCAACCATGTAATCAAATAACCTAACTGCAATAAAAGCAGAATTATAATTTTGATCTACAATACAATCTTTAACATCCATAATAAATTCACCATTATAGTAACTAGTAAATGTAGATGCTAACATAAAACCTTTTAGCTTATTAGTTGTTTTATCATAGTCACCAATAGCTAAGTAATGTGGGCTTTCATATTGTTTATTAATTGTTGAACACAAGTGTTCTATCCATACACGCTCATTGCGTTCTAACGGATAGTCGTTATCTTTTGTTGATTTATCCATCAATAGGATACAATCTAATATGTTATTGTCATCAAGTAGTCTAATCATATGTCCTCTAAAGTAAAGGGGATTTCTCCCCTTATACTACCGCTGTGCCGCGTAAAAGTTTACAAGCATAAGCTTGCGCTGTCGCTCTTGCAACTCTTGTAAGTGCTGAGTATTACTTATATACCGACTAGCTTCTGCAATTGCTGATGCTTCACGAGCCGCGACGAAAATGTTCCAAACCTTTTTGAGGTATTCAATAATTTTTTTCATGATTTTGTCATTCCTTATAGTACGTTGAATATGTAGCTTGTGACTACAAGGAATGACTCTTAATTACTAAGAGCCTTTCTTCCATTTCTTAGAAGATGATTTGGTTTTACTAGGACTCCATTTAACTTTATCAGCCCAATAAGCAGCGCTTAGTGGACCACGGGCAATATTTTTAGCGTGTCTAGATTTAAAAGCTTTTCTTTGTCCTACAGTTTGATTAGTTTTCACACCTTGTTGCCCAAACCTAATTGTTTTAACTTTACCATTAGATTTAGCAACAACTATATGTGATTTAGTTGGATGGTTAGGAGTTCGTTTAGGTTTATTGTATCCACTCACTCCTGCCCTTGCTAAACGAGGATCTTTTTCTCTGCTCATTCTAATAACTCCAATGCAGAAACTTCAGTTTCTTTTATTCTTCGTTCCCACCCATTACCAAATGTTTTATAAGTGGATAAATTTCTAATAAAATCTAAGCGTTGATTTGTGACATCGGATATAACATCGGCTTCGGAAGTGTTCTTGACTGTAGTCCAGACTGAGTTAAGTGTGTGTGGCCCAATAATGCCATCACCAGACTTAATCCCACATACACCCTGTAACGCTTTGGACGCACGAGAGATCCCTGAGTTGACAGCGTAGTCCATAACAACACAAGCAACACCAAGGGGTAAATCATCACCTTTAATTCGATCCCAATAATCTTCTTTGTATATAGCTCTAGCATCTGACTCCGATAGTTTATCTATTTCTAAATTAGGATAAGCTCTTTTTGATATTCCGTATTTAGTTTCACCACCTGGGTCTTCAGGGTGGTTTACGTAACCACCTTCATGTACAAGAATCATATTTAAAATCGTATTAACTGACATTTTTCTTTTTCTTCCTTCGCTTACCTGACGCTGTTACATCATGCTTTATTGCTAACGGCCCCGTCTTCCTGCGTTTGCTTGACGCTTTTTCCTTGGCTGTCATCTTTTGAGCTACTGCTTTCGGACGACATGACGGGTAAGGTCTTTTCGACCCTCCTTTGGCAGTCCTGCGACCACACTGCTTTCCTGTCTTTAGGTCTATCCATTCTTCATTAAACCATTTAGTAAGTCCACCATTTGGCTTACTCACGAGTAGGTTCCTCCTCTTGCTTTATAAGTCTTTACTAACCACCACTCCCATATGCTGAAGGCCAAACCTTAAATTTCTTTTTAGCTTCTGCTTTTACTCTGTTATACAAAGCTTTATTGTTAGGTTTGGGGGAAGACATTAGTAACCTCCACCCTTTAGGCACTTCCCTTTAGCAGAACATTTTGCTTTATCTGGACAACCTGCACAAGGTTTAAACGGAGCTTTAGGAGCTAACGGTCCTTGCATAGGCATCATAGTATTAACTGCAGTTACATTCTTCATTTTAATTCCTTACTTTTTAAGTTTCATTAAAGCATCAGCACCTTTAATTCCAAAGCTTGCTGTGCATCCTATATATAATAAAAATTGATACCATTCAGGCAATCCAGACAATGCTTCAAAAGCTTGTTGGACTCGATCAATTACAGTGACATCATTAACTGCTACACCATATCCAATAAACAATACAGGCAAGGTTAACACAATTATGAGATACTCATCCTTCCAACTTGAAGAAGAAGCCTCTGCCATTTTAATTTCCCAATCAGCATCATTTTGTATAGAGTTTATTTTTCTTTGTTGAATGGCTTTCTTTTCATCTGCTTTACCTTTTAGAAATTCTTTTCCTAACTCTAAAGCAGGGCCAAGTAACATTTGTATCATTGTTTCTTACCTCCTAGATTACTAAATCCAAAATAAGAACCAACAATAGCGGCAACACTAACGTAATATATATTAGCCATTTGCGCTAAATGTTCAGCCGCTTTATGAAGTTCAACTAACTCACAAAACATTACTGAACTTGGGTAGATTAAAAGACCTGCTAATGCAAACCATGACATTGCTCTGTGAGTGTCTCGCATAGCGTCATCATCAGCCATTTTTCTACGCATGTCCTCTAGCATTATTTCTCGCTCTTCTGGATCTATCCTACCATTACCGTTAGCATCATATTTTTCTAACTCTGTCATACTCCTGTTTTCCTATCATCAGGTACAGGCACACATGCCATACCTCTAGGATCTTCTGCGTCTTGCATTAATACCATTGCTTCTTTAAAACAATCCTGTGGATTTTTAAATTCTTGTCTATCTATTATTTGTAAAACCCCAGGTTGTATGGCAATAGTAATAATGCCGTATACTGTCCACATGTTAATTTCCTTTTGTTGAAATAATCCAATACAGAAAATAAACAGAAATGCCAATAGCACTTAATGCGGCAACTACTGCAGTAATACCTATAGTCCAATCTTTTATTAAACGTTTACGTCTAGCTTTCTTTTGTTGTTCTCTTTTTAAAGCATTAGCTTTTAATTGTTTACGATTTTTAATAAAATTTTGATAGTCTTCCCATAACCCTGGACGACCTGCGTAAATAAACATTTGTTTAATTTCATAATTGCGTTGCTTAATATCCTCTAAAGCCCAAAAGTGATCCATGCATCCTGCATCTGCTTTTCTTTGTATTTCTTCTTCTGCATCTGCCAACTTAGTCAGATGCTTTCCCATTTGCCCTACGGATGTGACATGTGATGCTAAAGATTTTATTCCTGAAATAGCTTCATTAGCTAGCTGAATAGCCGCAATTGTTTCTACAAACATTAGATTTGTACCAATAACGCTACAGCCGCACCTACTATTGCTAATGTAGAACCCATTATCATAGCTTCAAGCCTCCACATACGTTTGTCTAAACTGTTTAAACTATCTTGTACATATTGATACCGTAAAAGACACTCCGCTTCATGTTTTTCTAATTGTGTTTGAGTGTCCATATGTTATGTTCCTTTATAGAATATTAAAACAGCACCACCAACACCACCGGCAACACCACCGCCACTACCTTGAGCTTGACCACCTGCCCCAGGTTTAAAAGATCCATTAAGATTAAATGCAAGTGGAGCAATATCCGTACTATCTCCCCCATTTAAAAATGGCCTTCTACCTGTTGGAAATAGCTCATATAAGGTTGCAATATCTCCTGCTACAGTTACAGTAGGTAATCCTAAAGCAGAAGGAAAATCTGTTGCATTAGATGAAACTAAACCTCCTGATCCTATCCCATTACCATTAATTAAACTGTCATAACTGCCACCATAACCAGTTAATGTAATAGAATTATCTGAGTTAGAAAAAGTTGTATGTCCACCATCTACTCCATAATTAGTTCCTGTAAGATCAAAAACACCAGATCCTCCTGTTCCTACAGAGTAAGAAAAAGTATCATTTGCTGAAACTAAAAAGAATCGTCCAGATATACCTCCATATCCACCGGCGGCGGCTTGGGCATTAGAGTCACTTCTTGCTCCTCCTCCTTGACCACCACCAACAGCTAAAACATAAATAGACTCTACACCAGTAGGAACTGTATAAGTCCCTGAACCTGAAGAATAAACTTGTAAAGTGTCGTAAGCAGTGTTTTGACTTGTTGTTAAATCTATTACACTAAACGCTATTACTGTAACAACATCATTAACTGTTGCTCCAGAAGCTAACACTACATCAGTACCATTAGTTGCTGTAAAATCAGCAGGATCTAAATGTATACCATTTAAAAATACATCAACAAATCCTGGAGTATAACCTTTAGTAGCAAAAGAAGTTTGTCCTGCTGTAGCTACAAAACTATCTCTTGTTTGAGTAGATTGTGGTACAGGGACGCTTCCGATATATCCTGCCATATGTTACTCCTTAATGATATAATATAAAATGATTGTAGGCTGTACGTTGTTGTGTGCTTGTGCGGCTTGTGCGCCAGACACCGCTGTAACTGCTCCACCAATACCGGCTGTGTATGTTGAAATACTTGTTCCCGTACCTGTACTAAATCCAGTATGTGGCTCATTATTATCTGTACCGGAAACACGCCTGACTCCGAATGAATCAGAGTGTGTATGCCCGACTAATCCAGACTCATCCTCTTGGAGCCTGTGCGTCTGGCTACCACCTGTTGCACCCAGATTATCTCCGTTGAATCCTGCACCAGATGTTGTGATTAGGTTAGCATCACCTTGTGTTCCCATGTTATTTTTACCTGCGGCAACACGGCCACGTAAATCGGGAATGTTAAAATTACTTCCAGACCCACCGTAAGTATATTGAATAGCTTGAAATAAATTAGGATAATCTGCTGTTGCAAGAGATCTACCATCACAAATTATCCACCCATCAGGACTATTAATTCCTGCATAAGGTACTACTACTCCACTTGGTGTTAAACTGTTTACATCAATTGTTTTATTTGTTGATGTGTCTGCTCCTGTAATGGTATATGTTCCACCGGAGCTAGTTAGTATTTTTATATCTCCAGTAAGATCAATATCTCCTTCTACATCAACACTAGTTGTAGTAAGAGTTACTGCTCTACTAGATCCAACATATCCACCCATCAGTCTTGCTCCAATATACTAATAATTACATCTGTAGAATCTGCAGTATCAGACTCTACTTTAATAACATCTCCTGCTTGTGCAACTAGTTTGCCGTCTAAAACTGCTAGTGCAGAACCTGCAGGTACAGGAACATTTTTAACTAAATGTACAGAATTTAATTTAACTGTTACTTTAATTTGAGAATTAACCACATTAGCTAAATTTATTCCGACTACTATTCCGGTAGTTGATGACGGAACAGTATAAATTGTTTCCTCAGTAGTACCGACTGAAGCACTACTTACAGCTTTTGTAAATGTATTTGCCATTTGTATTCCTTATGATAATGCTACAGTTAATGCAATCGTTGCGTCATCGATACCTAGATTTATTCTAGCTGTATCTGCATTGTTTGCTCCTGTACCACCGTTAGCAACGGGTACAAGGTTTGAAAAAGTTTTTAAACTAGACACTTCAGTTGTAACATCGGTTAAACCTGTTTTAAATTCTGATTCAGTAGTATCGGAATCTGTTAATAATCCATCTACTGTAGCCTTAGTTTTTCCATTTATTGTTGACATAAAATCTCCTATAATTCTTTTATACGACTTTTTAAATCATCTAAGTCTTCAGAATTTTTTATTTCTTGCAGAAGAATTTTAATTTTTTCTTCTAGTAAGTTTACCATGTTTGTAGTTTCAAAATCCCAACTTGCTTTAACAGGATCATCTGAAATAGGGGGTTGATTAATAGGCATTATCGACCACCCCCTGTACTTATTTCAGGTTGCATTCCACTTAAAGCCCATGAAGTATTTTGATTGTATACTACTCCACGATCATTTTTAGGGTTACTAGTTTCTGGCAACTCTACATTAGTATTGCTTAAAACTTTGTCTGTAATCCGATAATTAAGATATCTACCATTTACTCTGGTGTCTACTTTGTAATCTTCACTAATAAAGAAAGTGTTTTTCTTTGTAGTGTCTGAAATAGTAGAAAGATCAGAAGAATGCCCAGGATTATTTGTTCCTAAAAATCTTAATTGCAATCTGTTGTAATTACCAACAGAATCTACATAAGGTTGGTATTCCCCTTCAGCCCACAATGCAATACGTTTTATAGTATCGGTAGTAAACTCAGGATTAATTGCTAATTGTTTTCTTTCTACATAAGACTCATAAGATTTAGGAGCATCATTATTAGTAATTACTATTTGATAATTTTGTGTATCTTCTGTTTCAGTTCTTGGATTATATGCATAAGTAGGGACTGTCCATCCGATATCTGCTCCAATAACTTTATTTATATTATATGAACTACCACCTTCATTAACAGATTGTTTTGAGCTAAAAATAGGATACTCTAAATTAGTGTTAACTTCAGATTTATCCCAAGGTCTATCTACATTAAATATATTGTTGATATTAATTGTAGCACTCATTGTCGCTGTAGTTTCTGTAGTAGTTCTATTAGGTACTCTACTTGAATCTGGGCTTAGTTGAGTATCTCCAGAACCTGCAGGAGCAGGTGCTGTAGAATGTACAGCTAATGCTTTTGTTCCTAGTTGGTCCACACCATTAGTAAATGGAACAACACTATTAGAGTTTAAACCTATAGTTCCTGCAACTGTTTCTAAATATCTAGCCCAAATCCAATCTGCGTTTGCTTGAGTATCATTAATACGTACATCTAACACAAAATCAGCTAAATCAGAAAAGTTAGAGGGTTGAATAGAAAATTCACCGTTAGTCCCTGTATCTTTTATAGTTAAGCCAAACGTAGCTAATTTTAAATCATTAATCCAAGCTTCTGCTGTTTCTTCATTTGTACCACCTGTAACCCCGTTTGTAGAAGAGTTATTGTGGTTAGCAACATCGTAAGTTCCTTGACTACCTGCTTCTACTATTATTAGTTCTTTATCCCCAGGTTGTGCAGGATTACGAACAAGCAAAGCTAAATATGTAGGAGTAGCTCTAAGAGTATATTCTCCACGATAATCATTAGCATCAGACTTTGTGATACCATGCACACTAGAAACATTAGTACTTTCTTGAAAATCTAAATTTAAACTTGACCCACTAAGTGTATTACCTTGATCCGTAATAGTAACAGCAAAGGGTATAGTATTTGTAACTTTTCTTAATCCAGTTATATTCGTACCATCTACTGTTGCTATTAAACGATTACCTCCAGTTAATTGTGAGTATCCTGTTGGTAAACTAGAAGACGACCAACCATTTATAGAAGTAATTTTAGAAGTAATTTGATCTATAATTCCACTGCTATCGACGTTAGTGTATTGGCTTGAGTTAGGATTTGTTAATCTAAATGTTTCGCTTATCCCTTCAGGGCCAGTAAGTTGCAACTCTGGGAAAATAGTAAACTCATAAAAATCTCTTTCTCCATTAGTTTCTACTCTCGTATTATCGCCATTACGACCAGTGCCATAAATTAACTCAGAGTTTCCACCAATATAAAAAGTTTTATTACCATTAAATGTTTGAACACTATCAATGCCAATTGTACGAACTTCATAAGCCCCTACATTTGTCACACCATTTGTTCCAGAAGTATTGCTTAATGTTACATCTGTTAAAGGCAACCCACCCCCAGGAACAGGAGCAATATCGCCAGATATAACTCCACGTAGCTCTCGTTTAGACCATACATTAGTTCTATAATTGAATATTAAAGCTTTATTACAATCTCCTGTAATAGAAGATCTAGATGGATAGCAAAGCCATACTTCATCCATCTGAGAATATTGCAAAGCAAACATTCTATTTGAATGCAATGGGTTTAAATCTTGAAAGAATGCATTACGAACTCGTTGATCTGCTAATGACTCAATAGTTCCTGGGTGTCCCCCAAAGATATAAATATCTTGAGAACCTACAACGAAATGTTTACCATTAAACTCTACAACAGCACCTGTTGTTTGGCAACCATGATTATCTGTTACAGGAGTAATAGATAATGGCACTGATACGTTTCCAGTAAGTTTCATAACAGATATAGAGTTATTTGTATAAATGTACAAACCACCTTGAAGTTCTACCATATCTTGAACAACACCGCTATCTGCCACAACAAATTCATCTGCTGTACTAACACCTGCCGCAAATGGATTCCAATTGTTTGGAACTGAAGCAGGGGCCGCAACATCAGAAGTACGTATTACACTGTTAAGGTTTCGCACTACTGGACTGTCTAAATCAGATAAATTTCTTTCTACAAGATTACCTGCTACAAGAAAATCACCAAAAGATCTTAAAACACCACAACGAACTTTTACTTCATTTCTAGAACGAATAGAAATAGTAAGTCTATCTTGATGATTACCATGATCAAGGTTACTAGGTAAAAATATAATATGACTATTAGTTACATCGTTATAGAAAATTTGATAGTTATCGTTAGTGCCAAACCCTACTGTAGGATCACCTGTAAATGTTGAAAATAAAGGAGCATCGTAGTCTGCACTATTAGCCGCATCTCCATCTCCATCTGATCCATTTGCAGTAAAAGTTGTATATGAACCAGTGCCTGAATCGTAGTCTATGACTTCAATATACTCTAATTCAAAATTTACTTGTTTACCTAAATCAAATAAAAATGAATCTGTGTCGGAATCAAAAATATCTTGCAAATAAATTTGGTTTACTTCATAGGAATCCCATCCAGGGAGTTCAGAAAAACTAGGCACATTGTTTATATTTGTGTTATTTTCTTCATCTAATATGTAATGAGGGACATCTAATCCATTATTAATTATTAAACAAAACCCACCTTGGAAAAATGTATGTTGCCAATTTCCTAATGGGGTTGCTGTAAATATTCCTTTTTCAATTTTATTTGCACCATCAACACTAACTATGTACGCAATATCTTTTTGTTGCGCGGATCTAGTTTCTTCCGCTATAACTAAATAATAGCCTTTATTATTGTTAATTAAGTTTGGGTTAGGCCACCAAGCACAATACTTAATAATAGAACCATCAAAGTTTGCAGACAATCCGTTAATTTGATTTGTTAAATCATCAAATAAATTAGGAAAGATATTAACTTCTCCTTCCATTTTCTTTACAGAGCCATCTTTAAACCTAATATTATTTACATCTGAAAAAGCATTAGGGGGTAATGATGCAGGAGGAGTATCTAATATCAAACCTATTTGATCTAATTGAGTAATAGGTAATACTTGATTAGCCATTTATAACTCCTTTATTGTTAAGTCCAATAAATAACATACAGACGTATAAAAGCTTTTGCAGTACCTGTACTACTATAACTTTCAGAAATAGTTCCTGTTGTAGTGCCAAACTCTACAGTTGTTGTTCCATTTCCAGGATTACGACCTGTATTAACTACTTTTACCCATCCAGTAGCACTAGCAGGGACATCAACCGAAACAGTTCCTGTAGTATTATAAGCTACTTCAGAAACAGTATCTTCTAAAACACCAGTAGGTATGGTTGAAATATTATCCAAAGCAGAAGTAACAATATCTCCCCCTGAATCTAAAAGACTAGCTAAATCTCTTGCTCTTGTCATAATTATTTTCCTTAATATTTAATCTCTTGTTTTCCAGGGTAATTAACCAATCCTAAAACATTAGGCTTATAATCTTCTGGCAATTCTAAATCTATACGATCTATTTGGTTACTGTGCATTTTACCTAATGATTCGTATTCTTCATATTTATCTGATAATTTATTTAACCATTTATACCACCCATAGTCTGGCTGATATAATTCTGTTTTTGGATTTATATCGTCTTGCTCTTGTCGTATAATACCATCTACACGGCAGTCATAAACATATGTTGGATACCTGTCAAATAAATGAGCTAGTTTTAATTTACCCTTTACGTGAGCATCTTTATAATCTAAATATAATAAAGTATCTTCCCCACACATAAAATCTGTATTATGTACATATGTATTAACTGCTTTTTTAGAAAACATAACTAATCGAAAATGAGTTTCCCATTTACTAATATAACTGTAGCATAGGTTAGCCCATCGCATATGCACATCACTAAACTTTTTAGAAAACTCATCAAATACAGAAACTACCTTTCCATTAAGAGCTTGTTGCCACCAATCGTAAGTTTTTAAAAAACATCGTGTACCATGTCCATGAATAGCTGAAGCATTAGTTTTATCTTGTACACCTAAATACGGATCAGCATAATAATCTTCAAAAGTCCCTGCAGATCCAATGTGTAAATTATATCCTGTTTCACACCATATACCATATTGATACTCTAATGCTAACACATCAATAGCGTCTTCATGATTAGCTATTTGTTTATATGCCCATACTCCGTGAGGAGTAACAAAGTCATCCCCATCAATTAAAACTGCATAGTCATAATCAGAACTTTTAAATAAATTAAATACAGAGTTTTTGCCTGTACTAGGAGTTCCATCACTTTCTGTAATATAATGCTCTATGCTTTCTTCTATGCAGTAATCTGTTGCTTGAGTTTTAAATTCTTCATCTTGAGTATTTATTACAATTACTAAATCTTCTTTAGGTATGTATTGTGCATGACGTTTTACTGCATTTAAGTTTCGACAACATAATGCATAGAACTTTACTGTTTTCATAATTTTAATCTATCGGTTTCATGGGCCAAGTTATATCATTAGGAAAACCTTCTTGGCTAGGTATATCTCTTAATGCTTGTCTGTATGCAATAATTTCCTCTGAGGGTGTCCTATCAGACAACATTTCTGAATCTGTTTCTTGTAATAATACATTTCTTTTATTACGAATCTGTAAAGCTTTTTCTGAGTCACTTAAATCTACAACACGTTTTTTATAATATATTGTAGAGCTATCTTCTTCTGTGTAGTGTTCTACTTTTTGATTAGTAGCGTCATACTCTATTTCATCGTCATGCTCTATATTTTTTGCTTGCCCTGTAGAAACAGAGAGTTCAAATGATTCTATTTCGTTTTGTTTGTTCCAAAAATCAATTGCCCATTCAGAATTTTTTACTGCTTCATTATGAATATTTTCTTCATTAAAAAATCCTGATACAAAACAACGATAAAAGAAATTAGGTTTATTTTCTTTTGAATATTTTATTTGCACTTGAGAATTAATAGGATCTAATTTAATTATTTCATAATCTATCATATGCCCTCCTATGAAAAATTAATTGTTGCAGAGCCAGAGTTTGTAGCTTGATAAAGCATACTTGACCAAAACTTATCATTGTCGCTATTTGCGCTATATGTTCCAATTATATAATACCATTTGTATCTAGTAGTAGAACGATAACTCGCTAATCTGCTATGACGAGAAAAACCTGAAGCACTTGTCCTATTCAAAGTATGAGTGTAATTACCAAACGTAGGATGCCCCGTCATTGCAATACTACAGCTAGACCATCCTCCATCTGTAGTTCTATCTGTACTAATAACGGCAACTAAATAATCTGCATTACTGCTAATAGAACTACCATCATAATTTGCTAATGTAATACCTGTTATGCTACCACCAGTTATTAAGCTATTGTAATTTTGCAATGATCCAAAACTATTGGACCAAGGATCGTAGTTACCTACCTCTGGATGATGAAAATCACCACCATTAGTTAATTGAAAACCGACTCTCCTAGCAACATTAGAAGCGTTAGTAACAGCATCTTCCCGAACTTGCATTGTTTGACCTGTAGCTGTAGCAGAAGTTCCATAAAAATCTGATATATCAATTGTACCAGAAGATGGAACTCCTGACGCTACACCATAATATTCAGAAAGACCAATTGGATTAGAACCTCCAAACTCTGTTTGAATATCGTCAAGAGATAGTTGACCTGAACTTGGAAGTGCCATTATACTGTACCAAAAGCTGAAACATCACCGACTACTGTTAAATTACCTGAAGCATCTAATTTCATTTTGTTAGTACCTCCTGTGGCAAAATAAAGAACTCCTCCAGATTCAGTAATTGTCCAATTACCTAAATCTACAGTGTCAACATTAGCAGTTCCTGTTATAGTAACTCCAGATGAATGCGTTTCTAATTTTTTACTATCATTATAAAATAAATTTTGAGAAATATTATTACTATTGTCAATACTTATAGATTCTTTAATAGGATCTTTAGCAGATTTTAAAGTAGTTTCTTTAGATAATTCCGTAGATGTTTTACTTCTTAAAGTTCCTGAAGTATTATCAGGAGACCATTTAAATATATTACTCATTAATAGTACTCCCAAAGTGTTCCTTTAACATTATTCCAAGTATTAACGCTTCCTGTTGAAAAAGTAAAACCACCGATTGTACCTGTAACTGTGCTTGTACTATTCCCTTGAATTATATAATTACCACTGTATCCATTAGGTGCTGTTAGTCTTAAAAACCATACATTATCAGTAGAGTTAGCTTGCCAAATTTCTATTATTTGATCCCCTAATTGATGATAATTACCAAGAGCAACATAAACATCTGTTGAATTTATTTGTGTAAAACTACTACCTACAGAAGAAGAGCCTAGCCAAGTAATATCAGCAGGAGTAGATGCTGTATCTTCAATATTTAAAATAGGTCCATTTGGCCCAGAGCTAGTATTCATTCTATCCATTACTAATACATATTTATATACATTAGTGTGTCCACTTGTTCCAATTGTGAGAGAAGTTGATCCTGGAGTTAAACTAAATTCAGTTTTCTTGTAAACACTTGCTGTTCCAGTAGCATCAGGTAATGTAATAGTTTTTGAAGATGGATTATTGGAAGGAGTTAAAGTAGTATAAAAATTTGAAGAGCCGTGTTTAAACTTTATATCCTGACCTTGAGCTAAAGTTAAATTATCTTGATCTAAATAAGTTGCTCTAAATCCAGAACCTCCAGGGGCCATACCAAAAGTAAATCTATTATATAAATTAGCATAAGATATATAACCATCGTCAGGGTCTGAATTATTACCCATATTAATAGTAGTAGTTTTATCATATTGGCCACAATTAAAATTAACTGTTAAATTATCACCCGTTGAGGCAACTTTAACATCTAATGCATCTGTTGTTGTTTTCCCTGTGACATTAATTCCAGTGCTAAGTGTTTCAAACTTTTTAGAATTATTATGATAAAGTTCTACTGATCCATTTGCGTAAAGCTTCGCCATATCTTCAAAGGTACGGCTTCTAAGAAAAAGATTGGTAGCGTCTATATACAGGCTACCCGAACCGCTTTCTCTAATTACGCTGTGTGAACCTGACGATTCGTGAGTTATGGTTAAGTCGCCGCCTGCGCCAAATGAAGCAGATACATCATCACCAAAATTTATATTATCAGAAGCTGTAGTACCATCACTATCAATACTTAATTTTGTAGTTCCTGCATGTTGTAATTCTAATGGTTGAGCAGATTGTGCCGCATTAATAATTTGCTTAGGAATTGTGCTTGCGTGAGAATTTAACTCAATAGTTGAACCACCTGCTCCTGAACCTCCATTGATGATTAACTTTGCATCGCCTCCTGATCCTGTATTTCTGCCAATAGTAATAGTACCAGTCTGAGATGCTACATAATTAGTATCACTTGTTGCATCATGATAAATCTGCATGTCAGGAAAGTTATTGCCGCCAGTAGTAATACCTTCACCAAATCCTAATCTATTACCATATGGGTGTACATTATTAGAATCACCAAAACGAATATTATTTCCGTTAGTGTCTAGTTCACCAGAAAGACTACCATCTAGCTCTTCTGCAATTTTTGCAGAACCACCCCATTCACGTACTGCACCATTTTTGTATACGTAAATCGGATGATTGACTTGCAGTCTGTATTCATCATAAGTATCAAGCATCAACCCGCCATGGATGTAATACTTGCCATCTTCTGAAGTTGGCAAATCCTGGGTCAAAAAGCTGGTGTATGAGGTGTTATCAAGAACAAAATTACCGTTTGAATTAATTGTTGCAACGATATACCAAGGCCGATACGCTGTTGCCCAACCTATATCCCTGTTGTTCCAATACTCCATAGTAGTGTGGCGAACGGCTTCGTACAGGCTATAACTACCAGTGTCAGTATTAGCGGTGCGGTTAGTACTGCTAAGATATACCAACATAGCCCCACCGACTCTGAGTTCGGCAGTTGAGACAGCGTTAGTGTTTGCGGTTGATCCACCTTCAGTTACAGGGTAGAACTTGCCATCAATACCTTCCATAAGTAACTCATAGCCATACCAAGCTGTACCGCTTCCCGCTGAGTTATTTGCCGTTACGTTATGCTCATAGCGAATTCTATAATCGTCAGTTGTGTTGTAGTTGGCATGAACAATGAAATAATCATCAGCCGAAACGTACCGCAGGAATATTAAGTTTGTCCCATCATAGTGAGTTGTAATTGCGGTTTCGTTACTGTCTGGACGGGTAACAGTTTTAGCGCCAAGACTGTTTATTTCAAACGTAGTTCCGCCAGAAACGCCATCAATCTTATTGGGGTAGAACGCAATGATCTGACCGTCTTCATATGCAGTAATCTCTGGAATGGTTGCTTTCCAAACACCTGCTACATTATTAGTATTTGTAGCTTGATATATTGGCCCTGCGGAAATTGTTTTAATTGAATCATCTGTATGTTTTGTAAAAAGTGTTCCATCGGCTGTGTTTACAGCAACTTCTCCAACTGCTAAATCACCTGCAACTGGAACATCACTTGCTGTTGAAGATCTTTTAAGCTGTATTTTTGTAGCCATGTCATGTTCCTTTTATTAATAAGCCCCACCATCAAGTGTTACATTTTGAAGTGTTTCGCTACCTAAATCCCAAGCA